ACAGCCGATAGAGTTTCTCTCATATCGTACATAGTTCTCATTTCATACTTTACTATGTTTGCACCAGGAAAAACTAACTTAACAAAATCTAAACAATAATATGGAATATAAAAAGTCTCTATATTCCAACTATCTAGATCTCTGTCGATTGGCTTAATATGTTTTACATTTGGTAAAAGATAGGCTGCCATTGTGGCCACTAAATTATTTCCTATAACATATTTCATTTTTCAATCCAATCTTGTAATTCACTGTAACTAGGTATTCTTATCATTTTATCACATCTAATACAGAACCATCTTGCATTTTTATTAGAGTCAAACTTTATATGTTGATTCTTGTGTTTGCAATTTTTTTGATATTCTTCTATCTCGTTCTGTACTTTTTTGAGTTTGTTCTGTAGGCTGTGAATGTTGGTCATGGTTTTTCTCCATATTTTTTTGAGCAACCATTTCCTTATAATACAAATCTACTATCCAGTCGTTATGTGATTTCACAACTTCCTCCTGCACACGCTAGTTCTCCACTTAAATCTGTATTGTCTTCTACCTCCATAACATTTGATAAATCTACTTCTGAAAGAGACTTCATCATTTCATTATATTTTTCTTCAGTAATATCTTCAAATGGAGCTTGTGTATATGTTCCACCATCGTAAGGTAATACTGATAATCCATTATAGTGATTTCTATTTTCCCACATCCATTCACCAGCTAAAGGCCAGTCTTCTTGTTTAAGACTAATAGTTGCAGAAACATTATGAGAGTTTGAACCAGCTCTATGGCCAGACTTTACCCATTCTGTTGCAACTTTTTTGACTCTCTCTAATAGTTGGAATGGAGATTCTGTTCTCAATATAGAACCTTCAGGTGACTTTTGAGGTACTTGAATAACTGCAGTATCATGTGGTCTGAAGTATTCATCTTCAACTAATTCTGGGTGATTATTTACTAAGTGTTGATATATAGATTCGTTCTTACCAACTCTTATTCTACGAATGTAATAGTCATTGTGCCATGCATGTATACCTGAACTTGTACCTAAAACAAGACTTGTTGTACCTGCAGGTTTTACAGTTGTTGTTCTTGCAGATTGGTTTATACCTATAATTTTTGCAACTCTAGTATTTTCTCTTTTAACTAAACTTGCAGCTTTTTTCATATCATATCCAAGTACTCTACCACTACCGATACCAGTCATGGATACTCCTATTAAGGCATCTTTTTCAGTTGTTTCTCTCCAAGTATCTCTAAGATAATGAAAGTCTGTATATCCAGCTTGTAAAGTTCCTATGAAAGATGCAACTTTAACTCTTTCGTTTAAGTCATCTTGGTCTTCTATATTACTTACATTTACTTCACAAAGATTACAAAACTGATGAGGTCTTAATGCAATTTCACAACATGGATTTGTACCCCAATCTTTGTCATTATTTAGATAAATACCTGGTTCACCAGCTCCTGATAATTCTACACGTTTCCAAAGGTCTAAGAAGAACTCTTTAGTAATTTTGTGTCTCATTAGGACTGCAGAATTGTTAGCTCTACCTCTTTGTGGATTCAATTCCCACCAGTTACCACTTTTACAACTAATCATTTGGTCATCATCAGCATTAAATAAACTAATTAGTGCTGCTCTTCTAATACCACCTGCAAGAACTGCATCTGCAATATGGCAAACAATATCATGAGCTTCTAAAGTAGTTAATTTTTCTCCTGTTTCTTTTGATTCTAATATACCTTTTACTTTTAAGATACATTCTTTTAATGGCTGTGGTCCTGGGGCTTTACCACCAGAAGTTACTAATTGTGCACCTTTAGGTCTAATATCTGAAAAGTCAAACTCTATTCTACTTCCACCACCATTCATATAAGATTTCATAAGAACTTTAACTGCATCTGCCCAACCTTCTATACTATCACCAATTAAGAATCTCTTTGTTCTTTTTGGCCATGGCTTTTGTATTGCTGGTAATTTTGCAACGTGGTGTCTTTGTACCGAGTATCCTACTCCTGTTCCACCTAATAATAAAAACATTGTTTCACTAAAAGCATCAATAGAGTCTATAGGAAGATAAGCACAATTATATATTCTATTAGGAGATATTTCTATAGGCTTGCCACCAAACTGCAAGCTTCTCATGGATGGAAGTACTTTTTTATCATATACTAATTTATATTTTTCTTCTATTTCTTCTTTCAATTGTGGAAATTTCTTTTGGTGCATTTCTTTATTTCTTGTCACCAACTCTTCCCAAGTTTCTCTTCTATTTAATTCTGGTACGAACTTTGCGTACTTCATGTAAACCGTAATTTCTGATAAAATTTGATTTGATACTTCCATGTTTCTTTCTCCTTTATTATGTACTAAATTTCTCCGTTGAAAACAATGACTGGTTCGAGCCAGTCTATAATAAATATCGATATATACATATTTAAGATTCTTTATTATATTTTTGTTTCAAAACTTTTCTTAGATATTCAGAATGATTATCCATATCTTGCTGAACATCTTGGCCATCTAACGAGTTAGGTGCATATATTTCTATTTGACCATTACTAGCATTCATTTTACTAGGAAATGTAATACCATCTTGACCAAATCTATTTTTAATTATATGCCATCTACCTGTATTTGCCAACTTATCTTCTATCTTTCTACTTAATGAAACTACAAAATCAGCCGTCATAATTTTAGCATAAGATTCTGCAATTTTCTCTGCTCCAATAATATCATCACTTAATGCAGATCTATTTGCTTGTGATGCTGTCCAAACTGGTATTTCATGTTCACCAGCTAGTCCTCTTAAGTCTTCATAAATATTACCAAGTTCGTGTCTTACTTCTTTGCCATGACCACGCAATAAATCTGCATAATCTACGATTATTAAATCAGGGTCAAAGCCTTGTAGTCTACATTTGTCTATGTGACTAGCTAAAGTATTTACAGTTCCACCTTTTGTTGGATAATACTTTACAATAAGTTTACCTTCTAACTTACCAACTATATCTTTTACTTCTTCTATATGGTATTTTAATTCTTGAGCTTGTATTCCACTAAGTACTGCATCATATCTTAATCCTACATAAGATTCATTTAATTCTAAAGTGTAATGAATTACATTCAAACCTGCTTTAACTGCTGCTGCACCTACATTTACTAGTGCCCAAGACTTACCAATACCAGATGGTGCAACAAATACTCCAAGTTCACCTTTACCTAATCCACCATCTGCTATATCATCTATTATATCCCAACCAGTTGTAACTGTATTTCGAACTGATTCTAGATATCGTGCATCTATTTCTTCTATATACTCATGACCAATAGCTCTTTCCAGACCAGCTTTCATTGCATCATCAATTGTCATTTTTATCTGGTCATATTCTCCTCTCTCAAGAAGTTGAACTGATTCCATAATTGCTGACTTTAGAACTTGGTTTTTGCAAAATTTAATTGTTTGTTCTTTTACAAAGTCTAAGTCTGGTGCATCTAACTGTTTATATGAATCTTTTAAGTGTTCTACAACTTGAGTTTTTAACATATCATTATCAAGGTCTTTCACCTTAACAGACATAACTTCCATAGTAGGTGGTTGTTTATATTCTTGAAAATAGTCTTTGATACTTTCTACAATAGTTATATTAGCTTCTGACTCAAAGTATACTGGATCTAGAATATCCATAATTTGTTGTAAAAATGCCCTATCCTTGAATAAACAGGCTATTAACTTAGTTTGAAAACTATAACCATATTGAAATTTTTCTTGCATCTATTGTCCTATAATATTATCTAAAGGTAAAAAAGATTCTCTTAACCATAGAGATGGATTCTTAAATATTCCATTTATATTATCTTCTAATACCATTTGTTCAAATTTTCTTTTATTTAATCTACTAATATCTGCATTTACAATATTCATAATAGATTCTTTAGCGTGACCAGATATTTCTACATCTTCTAATTGCATCAATCTATAATTTGTATTTAGTAAATCTTCTGAGTCTTTAAGTGCTTGTCCTAATTTTGTTGCATCACTATTATTTTTTACATAATCAATAACTTCTGATAATTCAATCTTTCTATCTTCAAATAATAATGGAAGTCTTTTTTGTAAAGATTTTATTCCTGCACCTCTTATACCAGGAATATTATCTGAACCATCACCAGTTATACATTTTAATAAAATAAAGTTCTTAGAATTTATTAAGAATTCTTGTTGTACTGATTCTGAATCGTAAAACTTTTTCTTAGTTGGTGACCAAACTTGTACTCTACTATCTACAAGTTGTAAAAAGTCTCTATCTGTAGACATTAAAATACATTGGCTTGTAGGATATACTTGCTGGCAAATATATGCCATTGCATCATCTGCTTCTATGTTTTCTGTAGCCAGTACAGTTATTGGAAGAGTTTCTAAATATTCAGTTAGTCTATTTATTTGCTGACCCATAGATATTCTTTCATCATCTATAGACTGAAACGTATTTGCTCTTGTTAAGTGCTTTCTAACTCTTCTATTTTGCTTGTATTCTGGATATATCTTTCTACGTCTTTGACTACCACCTTTACCATCAAAACATATAATAACTCTAGTAGGTTTAATATTTCTAATTGCATATCCTATCGAATGTAAAAAGCCAGTCATACCACCAACATGTATACCATCTTCATTTACACTTGGATTAACTGCAAAACTTCTAATAAATGTATTTAGTCCATCTATTATTAGAATTCTATCATTCTTATCTTTAGGTGCAGTATCTTCACTTAGACCTTCTAGTATTTCTTTATATCTGTCTTTCATATTTTTGTTTTTATATGTTAAATATAACCAAATTTTTTGACATGGTAAAATTCTGGGTAAAAAAGTTGTTAACAAAAAGCAAGGACTTCTAATTTCTCAGAAGCCCTTGCAATAGCTAATAGTGTAGTGTGTTTTCTAGTTTTCTTACGGTGACGCTCCAAAAACCTTGGTATCAGCTTCACACAGTGACTTATACAGTCTCACTATTATTTGTTGTTGATGGGGTCACCACGCCATCTTCAACTGCTAGCCTTCAGGAACTGGTTCATCGGAATGCTCTACATCATCAATACCCAAATTCTCTGTCTTGTAATCCATAACCAGGGTTTTGCATATAAGGTCATAAACTTCTGTTCTAAGTTCTTCATTATCGGCTAACTTATCTTTCCAAGTTTTTGACGTGCATTTCAATTCAGTTCCATCCGCTCGAGTAAAGGTATACCAAGATCCACCTTGTTTAATAAGCTTATAAGCTTTCAAAACCTGTAACCATCCACCAAAATCATCAATTCCACTATCAAAGTAAATATCAAATTCAGCAGTTCTTAAAGGTGGTCCCATTCTATTCTTAACTACTTGCGCCTTTGTTTTTATACCAATGGTTTGTGCTTGTCCATTTACAGTTGCTTTTATCTGACCTGCAGCTTTTAATCTTAATCTACAGCTAGAGTGAAATGCAATTGCTTTACCACCACTTGTTGTCCAAGGGTCTCCAAACATAACTCCCATTTTTTGTCTCAATTGATTTGTAAATATTAGAGCTATTCTCTGTCTACCAATCATTTGAGTTATTTTTCTCATTGCTTTTGACAAAATGATTGCTTTACTAGTTGCCCAACCGTCTTTACTATAATCTGCTTCGCTTTCAACCTTAGTTGTTGCAGCAGCCAATGAATCAACTGCAATTGTTACAAGCCTGTCTTTATCACTTTCACGAATTTTTGTAACAATGTTTTCCATTACTTCAAAAATTTCCTCGATAGTTTCAAGCTGAATGTATAACATATTTTTAATATCTATACCAATTGCTCTTGCAAATTCTTCATTCATTGCATTCTCTGTATCAATGTATACAGCTAGGCCACCTTTCTTTTGTGTATTAGCAAGTAAGTGAGCAGCCATAAGACTTTTACCACTTCCTTCCAAACCAGTTATTTCAGTAATTCTACCAACTGGTATTCCACCATTAGGCCTATTTGAAATTGCAATATCTAACATTGAAGAACCTGTTGAAATCCATTCCGTTAAGTCAGTTGGAGTATCTTCAGAACCGTCAAGAAAGTATGCTACCTTATAGTCCTTAAACTTTTTATTTAGACTATCAGCTAGTACACTAGCCAATGAATCCCTATCAGTTGTTACTTTCTTTGCCATCTAATACTCTCCTATGCAAATAAATCATCAAATGCTTTGTTA